CCTTGTTTTAATTTTCCAATTTTACCTTCAGACATTAGTTCTAAATCTCCACCTTCAAAATCTGATTCTGAAGATAATAATAATGTCATAGATATTTTTCGCACTGGCGGCTCATGTTGCATATTAACATCATTGTCTACATGCCAATCATAAAATCCACCCTCTGGATATTCTGTGTATTGTGCAGGTTCTGTAATAGTCATACCATCAAAACCAAAATGATTTCCGTTTGTAGCTTTCATAATTTTTTCTATAATTGAATACATCTCTGGCATTTTTTTAAATGGAATCCAGCTTATATGTGAAGTTCTTGTTTTAGTATCTATTACACCACCTCTAATACCTTTACCATTTCCAATCTCTGCATCCTGTTTTGGCTCTGCTCTTCCTGCATTAATAATTAATTGACATTGTTCTGGTGTAAATACTGGGCTAGTTGTTTCTACAATAAAAGATCTCCACCTTGGTTCTGTTATCATACTGCACCTCTATTTTTTATTGGATCAAATTGTACATCACAGTTTGCAGCAAGTGTTCTTCTAGTCTCATTAGTCCCATTAAAAGGATATACACAGTGTCTCATGTCATATGGAAAAATATAAAAATCTCTAAGATCCATTGGTGGTTGATAATCTATTTTTGCAAACTGACCATTAGCAGCCCCTAATATTTGCAATCTACCATTTTGTTTTATGTGTCCTGCTGAATATTCTCTACCATATGTTGATGGTAATTTTAAAATCATAACACTAGATAAACCAGTAAATAGCATACCTCTATGTATATGTGCAGGATTATATTCATGTTGTTTCATTTCATTAACCCAAATAGAATTAAGATGTAAATCATAATCTATTATTTTATTAAAAGATAAATAATGTTTAAACATTTGTAAAAAATAATTTGTTACATTAGATGGTAATATATTATGATTTTTCATTTTTGTTTGATCTTGTCCATTATAAAATAAAGAATGTTCTTTTTCTATCTTACCAACTAATTGACCATTTGCAGGTGCAAGATTATGGTAATTAGCTTCGTATATATAGTTAATACTACTAAATATATCTAAAGGAACTTGATATTTTAAAACAGATTGTCCTAAGAATATAAAATCAAAATTAATCTTTGGGTTTTCCATGCTGTGTTATCTGTTCTTTTTCTTTGTAACTACTTTCTAATTCGCCAGATTTTTTTATTCTCTGCAGTGATTGTAATTGACCCATTACATTAAATATTTCAGCCTCACTTGAGTTTGTATTTAATGTTTTTGCTTTCTCATGATATTGTAATCCATAAGATTCTAGCTGATGTCTATTAACATCTTGAGTATCAAAGGAACCATCATCAAATTCTTTTTTTAATTTAGACCACATTTTAATTTCTCTCATTCTATGTCTAGCAACTTTCTCCATTGATGCTTTACCAAACTTAGCTTCATCTAAATCTATTTGATGTTTAGTTAATTTATATTCATCTTGTTCTTTTTCTATTTTTTTTTCTAGCCATTTAATCTTCGCATCATTCCTTCTATAATCAAATGACAAAGCCATCAAATTATCTAGATAACTAGATTGTTCTCTTACACATTGCCAATACTTAGATGCTTTAGTTGGATATCTATTGTCTTGTAGCACAGAAAATCTTGCTTCTGTTTCTGTCCTAAACATTTGTTTCTTAGTCCAAGTATCTCTAAGTTCATCTACCATACCTTTAAATGCAGATAAATCTTCTTGTGTTAATAGATTATTTAAATGTGGTTCTTCACCTTGTATTACTTCTCTTACATCTTTTTTCATATTATACCTTTTGAATAATTTGCCTTATGTCAGTTTCTAATTTTTTACCTACAGAGTTAGCATGATTAATCACTGCAGCACATAAGTTGCCATGGTATGGATAAGCCTTTAAGGCTTCTCTTATTTTACCTACAGGCTTACCACCATAGTCAATTACGATTGCATTATCTTTATTTAATCCTATCTTTAATTCAAATAAAATGCCAGTAAACTTACCTATATTATTTTTTTCCAACATCTTTATCTCCTTGTGGATTAAAAGGTTTTAGTTGGCTTATTTGATTCATTAAAGAAAACACCTCACCATATGGCCTTGTCATAAGGTATTTCATCATGTCTTTTAATTGTTCAGCATCAACAAGATACTGTCTTGGTTTTGGTTCTTTGTCCATCTTTCCCCCTATTAAAATGGTATATCATCATCTGTTGGATAATGTTTTTTTAGCGTTTCTAATTTTTCTTCGGCAGTAGCAATTAACTCTAATTGTTTATCAATCTCATGTATAAACTGTGGGTGCTCACCTATACCTACAGACTTATCCATGTAGACATTTATTGTAGCTTTAGCTACTTTTATATCTGCTTCATACTTAGCTGTTAATGCTTCTATAAACATATCTCTCATTACTCTGCCCCTTTAAATTGATAGTATTTATTCTCTACTAATTCCTCATCATCTAAATAAGGATTAGTCTTAGCTGCTACAGATTCTCTAGCATCTCTAATTGTTTGATTTAGTGTTCTACCTTTTCGTAAACACCCTGCAACAAAGTCTTCTACTTCTATTATTGCCTGTTTAACTTGACCCATTACTAACCTCCTTTATAAGTCTATTTAAATACCACTGTGCTTTTTGTAAATCTTCTAATGGTTCTCCTTTAAATTTATATCTAGAAACGTATTTTAAAATATTACCTTTAAGATAACCATGGAACTCGTCGCTAGTCATACAATCACTAATTACATCTATAGTTTCTTTTTTACCATATAAGTAATGTGATGGTGCATTGACATTATCTTTTGCCATACTTTCTCCTAATTGTATTATACTCTATCATTTCTAAATCATACTCACCTTTAGATACGTTACGTTTAACTACAAGTCCACTCCACCACATTTGCTGTGTAGCTTTAGCATAATTTTCTTTATGGTGCAAGTAACATCCTGCAGATAATCCCATAAGTTTTCTACCAGAAGGTAACGCACACATAGCATAATCAAATGTGTGTATATGCCCTACAGTAGAAGATACTTTATTTTTTAAGAGTAAAGAACGAGCAACATTGTCACCGCTAATAGGCTTACCCATGACACCAGTAGGGTAATTGTGGCAATAGTATATACCATCAACATTAACAGGTCGTTGGTATTCGTGTACTTCCCAACCAAATTTTTCAAATTTAAAATCGTCTGTGCTAATTGTGCCTTCAAGTTCTGGTATGTCATCTACTGTTCTATCTATCCTATCTTCATGATTTCCAAGTAGCATGATCTTTCTTGGCCGTCTTCCGTTAAGACCTTTGTTAAACTTTTCTAATGCATCATGAGCATGGTCTATATCTTTTTTATATCTTCTACCTTCAAATTGTTTTTTGCCTTTATCATAACTTGATAAAGAATCCATACTTGCAAAGTCTCCCATACAAATTATAGTGTTAGGTTTTAAATCTGCTGCTAGTCTACCTGCCCATAAAAACCTATCATTGCTTGCTTTGGGTGTGCAATGAGGGTCACCCATAACTAAGTGCGTTGCCATTAGTTTAACTCCTTGTCTCGTTTGTTTTTTAAGAACTCAAGAAAATCTACAACATTAGAATCGTCATCAAATTCTGCAACAGAACTAATAGTCATAGTCTTATCATTCTTGTTTTTATCATCAGCAAATCCACGAAGGCCCCATAAGAATGTTGAATGAGGGTCGGTAGTTGCCATTTTTATCATGCCTCTAGCTATTGTAGAGCATAATTCATATTGCTCTGTAGTCATTTTAGATTTGCTATCCATAATGATACCACAAGTAAATCCCTTTTCCCAAGGTGTAACTATTACCTTAACTGAATTAATTGCATTAAGTTTATCTTTTTTGTTCATTCCAATACCTATCATAGTTTTCACTATTATATTCTATTACTTTATGTTCAAAGCCTCTCTTCATACTTTTTTTTCCAAATTCATCTGCTTCTTTTTCTTTATCAAAAATAGTGTTAGTAAATAATTTATAATCATTATCTTTTTTATTTTTAAATACTACAAAGTACAAATGCATATTATAAATATTTAAAGAGTCAATGGTGAATAGACCCCTCAAACTATCCACCATTAAACTCTCCAGTTTCCTCCTTTGGATTTGTAACAGAAGTATACCAAACCCATTTAGGATTCTTACCTTTAGATTGCTGCTGTGGTAACAACTGCAATTTATCTCTTCCCCAACAAGGAAGTTTGTATGGGCAATAAGAACACACAAAGCCCAAAACTCTATTACCAGTAGGTTTACTTCTAAAAGTTTCCGCTATATCATCATAACATCTTTTAAAAGGTTTACCTTTTTTTAGTGCTGTAAAATTATCTTCAGCAGATTTTAATGCTTTCTTTTTATGCTCATCTATTGCAGGTGGTGTTTCACAAACTGTCCATTCACCTGTAGATTTATTAATAGCTATCCATCCACCGAAGTCTTTATCTTGGCTTTCCCCATATAAAAATCCTTGTGACGCATAACCAAAGGAATCTTCTCTGACAACTTCATTATTCTCTT